GGTGGAGCAGGCGAAGGACGTACTCAACTGGCATAGGCCGCAGCACTGAGGGGATGAGGATGAAAGTTAGCACCGACATGGTTTTGCAGGTCTGGAACGACGACGAAGGCGTATGCCTTGAAATCGGCCCCGACGCAGACGGCCTTGGCCTCGAGATTCGTACTGGCAATGACGAGGCTTCACGGCGGCGGTGGGGCAAATAACACCGGCAATGGCGTGAGGCGGGGTTGCTTCCCGTCCTGAATCTGCAACCTGACTCTAAGCGCGGAAGGCCGCGTAGGTAATGCGAGAGCGTAGTCGGAAGCGGTTCGCAGGATGCCACAAGGGCTTATGCCCCTACCTGCTGAGACGTCATCACGAGCCGGCGTGTAACCCGGCAACCCATTCCACACCGCGCGAGCCGGTTAGCTCGCAAGGAGTTCTGATGAGTAACGACAAGACTCACTACCGCAAGGCGTTCGACTCTCCGTACCTGAGCAGCGCCGATATCGTTGAGCCGACTGTCCTGACGGTCGCTTACGTGGCGCTGGAAACGGACCACACCAAAAAGACCAAGGACAAGTTCAACACCGCGCATTTCGTGGAGAAGGAGCTACGGCCCGGCGAGAAGCTGAAGCCGATGATCCTCAACGCCACGAACAGCAAGACCATGAAGATGCTGACCGGGACGCCGTTCATTGAGGACTGGCAGAACGTCGCAATCACGGTCTACGTGGACTCCAACGTGAAGTTCGGCAAGGAGTCGGTCGAGGGCCTGCGGATCAGCCCGCGAGCGCCGGAACGCCGGATGCTGACGCCGAATCAGGCCAAGGCGTGGGCGAACGCGAAAGCCGCCTACCTGCGCGACGGGAACCTTGACAGCGTGCTGGCCCGCGTCGGCATGAGCGAGGAACACCAGCACCAGCTCATGGCGGAATGCAAGCAGCAGGAGCCCACCGATGCGGTTTCATGATGTGCCGCAGAACTCGCCGGAATGGGAAGCCTTGCGGCTAGGAAAGGCTACCGCCTCGCGCTTCGCCTGCATCATGGCGAAAGAGGGTCAGGCGTTTGGCGACCCGGCAAAGCGGTACGCGCTGCAACTTGCGCTGGAACGGATCACTGGCCGCAAGGCGGACTACAGCTTCAAGAACGACGACATGGAGCGCGGCCACGAACAGGAGCCGGTCGCACGGATGCTGTACGAGGAAGAACGCTTCGTTGACGTGACCAACGGCGGTTTTTTCGACTGCGGCGAGTACGGCGATTCGCCAGACGGGCTCGTTGGCGAAGACGGCATTGTCGAAATCAAGTCCGTGATCGCCCCGACCCATGACGACACCATCCGGCGCGGCTCGTTCGATCCATCCTACCGCTGGCAGCTCGTCGGCCACCTGGAATGCACCGGGCGGCAATGGGTGGATTTCATTAGCTACTGCGGCGAGTTCCCCGAGTCGCATCAGCTCATCGTTTACCGGCTCAACCGTAGCGAGTGCGAGGACGAGATTCAGCGTCTGCGCGCACGTCGCAACGAGTTCCTAAAGCTCGTCCACGCCCGAATCAACCAATACCAGCAAGAGGCTGCCTAACCCATGAGCGACAACCAATTCATCGACGGCCTGATCGTCAAGGCCCCGAACGAGCGCGCCCCGGAGTACGTCAAGGCGAGGCTGTCCATCAAGCGCGCGGAGCTGATCGCGTGGCTGCAAGGCCAGACGGGCGACTGGATCAACGCCGATATCAAGGTTTCGCAGAACGGCAAGTGGTACTGCGCGGTAGACAACTGGAAGCCGGAATCCAAGCCCGAATCCAGCGCGCCACGGCAGAGGCAGGGTGCGCCGTCGCGTGATGCGAGCTATGCCGACATGGACTCGGACGATGTGCCATTCGCCCCGATCCCCCACCGCAGCTACCTGTAAGCCGCCGCACTCGCCCAAGGAGAGAAGTAGATGGCCCTTTACACGCCGGAAAAGTTGGAATTGGAGGCCGCGCTGGTCGAGGAATGCGGCTTGCCCTACGGCGATTACCGCCACGAGGTCGCAGCGATCATCCGCGCCTACGCCGCCACCCTGCGCCAGTCCGCCGACAGCGGGCGGGTGGGGGATGAGGTGGTGGAGCGGGCAGCAAGCGCGTTCATGCGAGTGCGGGGCCTTGGGATGCGGAGGCCGTGGGAGACCATGTTGGAATCTTCCCGAGAGTCGTATCGACCCGCCTTTCGCGCCGCCCTTGAATCCGCCCTCGCCGCGCAGGGCCAGGGTGAAGGTGAGCCGGTGGCGACGGTTCACAGAATGGGGAACTGCGTCGGGCAACTCGTCTACTGCGAGTTTGGCTTGAATGCAGACCTCCCGCACGGCACGAAGCTCTACACCCACCCCACCCCGGCAGCCTCGCCCGCCGGGGTGCCGGATGACGCCCTTGACGCCAAACGGTGGCGGCATGTGTGGGAAAACCGGATGGTCATGCGAGACATCGGAAACTTGCACTGGGGCGATGTCGAATACCCGACCATCGAGGAAATCGACGCAGAACTCGCCGCCGCCCAGGCCGCGCCCGAGGGTGATGGGGGTGAGGGGTGAGCGCCGTGGCCATGTTGTCTGACGCCGAGAAGCTGGCGCTTGCTCTTGAGGCGGTGGAGCTTGCGGACGGCGTGATGAGCTACTGCGCAGGCGATGCGTGGGAGCGCGAGGCCACCGCAAGCGACCGTGACCGGTTCGATGAGATATACGCGAAGCTTTGCCCGCGTCCCATGGTTGAGCCACCAGCTCCAATATGGCCGACCAAAGCATGGGTGCGGTCCAAGTTCGGTCGCGTCGAGTGCGCCCACTGCGGCAAAGAGCTGTCGGGCGAGCCTAACGCGATCAAGCAGCACTGCGCGCAGTTCCATCCGGGCATGCCAGCTCAGTCTCGCCTAACCCAACAGCCCACCCAACCCGCAGAAGGGGAGTGAGATGGCCGAGAAGATGACGCTTGAGGAAGTGATGCGCGCGGCGGTACTTGCTGGCGTTGTATTGAATAAAGCAGACGGCCCTAACGGATCGGTCAAGTTCGACAGTAAAACGTTCCAGGCATTCGTCCACCACTTGAACGCCCACCTCACCCAGCCTGCGCAGGCGGTGGATGTGGGGGCTCTGCGCGACATGATCGAGGACTGGCGAGTGTCGGCCAACGCTCACGACGAACTGCAGTATTCGTGCTGCGGTGATACCGGCCGACGCTGCGCTGACGAGTTGGAAAGCGCCATCGGCAACGCGCAGGCGGAGGGGTGGAAGGTGCCGGAGGGTTGGAGTGTAACGCCGGAGCGCAACCCGCTTGGCGGCAAGCCGGCGATGCGTCTGCGAGCACCTGATGGCCGATCCGGGTTGTACGGCTCGTTCTCCGAGGAAGTGCTGGTGCGCGACTTCCTTACGTCGCTCTCCCCCACTCCGCCCCAGCCCGAGGAATGACGATGGAGCAGGCAATCCAAAGCAAGTGCGGGAATCGCACCCATGTAAGGGGCAACTGTGCGTGCAAGCCGAAGTGCGCCGTGTGCGGACATGGACCTCACGCCGGAATCCACCTTGGCTGCGTTGACGATCCCGCCCGAGCATTCGGGCACGCCTACTCACCCGGCCAGCACTTCGGTGCCACCTACTACGCGCGCAACCAGCCCGAGGAATGACGATGGACGAGAACGTAGCGAAGGCGGTGGATCGGTTGTCGCAGTTTGTGGATGACAAGCCGAACAGCCTCGGTGACAAATGGGACCGCTCTATCACGGCCGGGAACTTGGCCATCATCCGCACCCGCCTGGTGGAGTTGGAGGCGGAGAGGGTTACGCACATCAAGCTGCTGGCCGACTGCTTCCGCATGTCCGGTGCCGATCCTGACGGGAACGAGGACTGGCGGATTGCGCCGGAAGCCCTGCGCGCCGTCACCGATCTGCGCCGCGACTATGACGAGGTTCTGGACTGGCAGGCCCGCTGCGAGAAGGCCGAGGCGCTGCTTAGCGAAACGCTCGACTGGGACTCAAACGAAGAACTGAAAGAACGCATCACCGCCCACCTTTCGGAGAACGGACATGACCTTTGAAATCATCGAAAGCACCGGCCGACCGATCAAGGCATGGACGCGCGGCGTCCAAGTGGAGGATCAGGCCAAGCAGCAACTGCGCAACCTCGCAGGGATGCCTTTCATTCATTCGCACATCGCGGCGATGCCTGACGTTCACTGGGGCATGGGTGCCACGGTAGGCAGCGTGATTGCCACCAAGGGCGCGATCATCCCCGCTGCGGTAGGCGTGGACATTGGCTGCGGTATGATGGCCGTGCGCACCACGCTGCACGCTGGCGACTTGCCCGACAACCTGCATGCGCTCCGCTGCGCTATCGAGGAAGCCGTGCCGCATGGCCGATCCGACAATGGCGGCGTGAATGACGTTGGCGCGCACCGGGAATCGACGGACGCGCCCGATACCTTGGCGGCTGGTCTGCAACGCCTCGTGAGCAAGCACCCGAAGCTTGATCGGGCCTCGCGTCGGGCATGGAACCACTGCGGCACGCTGGGCACCGGCAATCACTTCATCGAGCTTTGCCTTGACGAGGCTGGCCGCGTCTGGATCATGCTGCACTCGGGATCACGCGGCATCGGCAATGCCATTGGCAGCCACTTCATCGGGCTTGCCAAGGAGGACATGCGCCGCTGGTTCATCAACTTGCCCGACCAGGACTTGGCCTATATCCCGGATGGCTCCGCGCTGTTCGCTGATTACCGCTTCGCGCTCGAATGGGCGCAGGCATTCGCGCGGCTTAACCGTGAGCGGATGATGCAGGCGACAGTCGCGGCAATCTCCCGCGTGCTTGGCCGCCCCATCGACAGCGACGAGATGGCCGTCAACTGCCACCACAACTACGTTTCGTGGGAGCGCCACTTTGGCGATAACGTCATGGTGACGCGCAAGGGCGCAGTCAGCGCCAGCCTAGGCGAGCTGGGCATCATCCCCGGAAGCATGGGGGCCAAGTCCTTCATCGTGTCCGGCAAGGGCAGCCGCGAGTCGTTCTGCTCCTGCTCGCATGGCGCTGGCCGGTCCATGAGCCGCGCCGAAGCGAAGCGCCGGTTCACGGTAGCCGACCACGAAGCGGCAACCGCTGGCGTCGAGTGCAGGAAGGACGCGGACGTGATCGACGAAACGCCTGCCGCCTACAAGGACATTGATGCCGTAATGGCCGCGCAGAGTGACCTTGTGGAAATCGTCCACACGCTCAAGCAAATCGTATGCGTGAAGGGGTGAGCCATGACTAACCTTCTCAAGGACCTGGAGGCGGTGGCGTTGCTGGCGGAGAAGGCGACGCCGGGGAAGTGGCGTTGCCGACCGGAAGATGGCGTTGTCATCCTTGGCGGGAACTGTGGCGGCTTCTCCATCGAGCATTGCCCCGATGCATCGAGCAACGCCAAGCTCATCACCGCCGCCATCAACTTCCTCCGCACCCACCACGCCGAGATAGCGGAGGCGTTAGCTGATGCGAGGCGGTGGCGCGAGGTAAAGCGTTTGACCGGCAAGTCGGTAGGCGGCCGGGGCGTCGCGTTTGAAATGCACTTTGAGCCGCTGAGCATCAAAGGTGGCACGCTCACGGATTACATCGACGCCGCCATAGACGCCCAGCACAACAGCGCGCGGGAGGGGTGAGTGGACCTGTTCACGCAGCAGGAAGAGGCGGAGCGCGCCGCGCGTCAGGAAGCCATTCTGCGGCACTCGTGGGATACGTGGGGCTGGGATGGACCGAGCGTTGGCGGCATGTGTGAGGTCGGGATGCCTATCGTTCGCACGCCTGACGGCGGTGGCCTGTACTGCTACATGGAACTGGCGCGGCTAATCGAGCAGCAGGAAGACGGGCGATGGCTGGCAGAGATAGCCATGCCGGAACCGTGGCACAAGAACGGCAGGCGCATCCTTATGGATCGCCACGACATAGCCCCGCCCCGCAGATTGATACACGCGGCAAGGCAGCAACAACAGAAAGAGCAAGAGGTCGAGTGATGGGCGCTGTACTACTGCCGCGACGCGAGGTTGAAAAGCGCGTGGGCCTGAAGCGGTCCGCGATCTATGCCCGCATGGCTCGAGGAAGCTTTCCCCAGCCCATCCACGACACCGAGAGCGCCACCGTCTGGTGGCTCGAGTCGGACGTCGATGCATGGGTCCAGGCTCGAGTCGAAGCGTCCCGCAAGCAGGCCGCATGACATGGGTACGATGGCGGGTTGGGACTTTCAGAAACAGATAAGCCACTGTTTCCAGTGGCCTATTTGCTTCAATTTGGCGGAGAGAGAGGCCGCTGCAAGCCTTCCGGCCCCTTCCGTATGTGTCCTGAATCCGCGCCGTTGTGCGATTTCGGACTCCACACCATTCCACCCCTTTCCGGTACGATCCGGGTACGAAACATGGGTTGGAGCATGGGTTGGCTAGACCTATTTCCCGGTTGAGCGCGCGACAGGTCGCGACTGCTCGAGAAGGCTACCACGCGGACGGCGGCGGGCTGTACCTACAGGTTAGCTCGAGCGGCACGCGGTCATGGGTGCTGCGGTACCAGTTGCGTGGGAGGCGGCGCGAGATGGGGCTGGGGCCGGTCGGCCTCGTCAGCCTGCTCGAGGCGCGTCAGGCGGCGATCAAGCACCGAAAGGATATCTTGGCAGGAGTGGACCCGCTCGAGGCGCGCAGAGAGGCGCAGGCGAGGCCGGGAGGGATGACCTGGGGCGAGTGCAAGGCCGCATACATCGCGGCGCACCGGGCAGGCTGGAAGAACGAAGCGCAGGCCGGACAGTGGGAACAGTCGCTCGAGGCTTACGGCCCCAAGGATGCCGCTCCGGTTGCCGGGATCGACACGGCGGCGGTCATGGATTGCCTGCTGCCGATCTGGACCGAAAAGACGGAAACCGCGACTCGAGTACGGGGCCGGATCGAACGGATTCTGGACTGGGCTCGAGTATCGGGCTACCGGGATGGCGAGAACCCAGCCCGCTGGCCCC